CTGAAGGTACTTTAGAGTTTGGTAATACGTTATTTGGGACTTTTACAAATGTTGATTATAGACAATCATCATCAAAAATGGTTTGTTTTTATGGTGGTAAAGCTAGTGAACATTTAAAGACAGGTAACAATAGTTCTATTAGATTTAAAGATGATTCGTTTGATATGAGAAGAGCTAGCGACAATCCTTTATCTGAAAACCAACAAAATAAAGTTGACTGGGCTCTCTCAAACAAAGTTGTCGCATTTAATGTGGAATTTGGCCCACAAAATCAATCAATTTTTAATGGGTTTACAGTAGCTCAAGACGCTAAATTAGAAACTGCTGAATCATTAAAAATGTTGTATGATACGAGAAATCAAGGTTCTGGTAGAGGTGCGTCGTCACAAAGTGTTGGATTATATAATTTGTATAAAACTAGGTCTTATAAATGTAGTGTTAATATGTTAGGTAATGCTATGATTCAACCAACAATGTATTTTAATCTTCGACACGTTCCAATGTTTTCAGGACCATATATGATAACTAGCGTTAATCATACAATATCTCCAGGTAAATTTGACACTTCTTTTGAAGGTGTAAGACAACCTGTTGCTAGTTTACCATTACCAACTGATTATTTAGCAACATTAAAACAATCTTTAATTACTAAATCTGAACAACTTATAAAACAAAATGCGTTGGCTGGTAAATTAAATAGTAGTAATGTTAAAAATAATAGTTCTTATACGGTATCAAAAGCGACTAAGGGGTTGTCCGTTGCAGAGAACGTTGTGGATTGTAATGAAAGTTTATATGTTAGATACGAAAAATACTCTCAATTAGATGGTGGTGATAAAGTAAAAACAAATTATAATTTTAAAGAAATTAAAACTATGATAATTTCTATAGTAAATATTGCAGCATTGTCAACTAGAGAAAAAAAGATATTAGAACAAATTATATTTTGTTCTTTTTATTTAACATCAGGTAATAAAACCGGATTTTCAGCAACAAATAATAATCTTGCCGCTATTGATTTAACAAGTGATTGGGCGCAACCTTCAGATTTCTTCAATAAAAATAGTTATGTGTGTTTAACAAATGCTACCGATATTGTTAAACCATATGCCGTATTTGATAATGTAAATAACGCCATCTCTTTTTTAGTTAATAGATGGAGCGTACGATTATTTCAATTAAATTTAAATGAAAAATTACAATTAAAATCTGAAGAAGCTTTAAAGTTTTGGATAATTAATATAGAGAGCGATTTTAATGTTGGTCAGGAAAATTATAATAATATTAATATTGAAGAAAAAACAATTATGGAACAAAGAATTAGTGAAGGTATAAATCTTTTCAGTGCCACAAAAACGTAAAGTGGTTCTTTAATTATTACTCCAACAATAATGACTTCAATAACACTTTTTTAAAAGTCGCAATATTTATAATAAAAAAAGTTATGGATGTAAAATTAATTTTGGACAGTTATTTAGGTAAAAGTGCTCGTACCACTGAAAAAGATGCTGGTAATGGATATAAAGAAGTATGTGATTTAGACACTGGAGATTGTTATACCATTAGAATGAAAGATGGTTTAATTGAAAGAGTTGACAACACTATGAAACAAAATAAAAAAATTCAAGTTGAAACTTTGCAAGGAGTTAAACAACTTTTAAACGGATAACAAAATGAAAATAGACATAAAAATTTTAGAAGAATTAAAAAGGTATAACAGTATTAATAGTTATATTAGTGAGCAAGATGCGGCATTACCCCCAAATCCGGGAGCTCCCGCTCCAACAGGTGAGGAATTACCGTTATTGCCACCAGCTCCAGAAACGCCAACTGGTGCGGCTTCAACACCCCCAGTTCCTGTGGATGTTAAAAACGACCCAGATGTTGAAAAACTTGATGGTGATTCAGATAAAAAAGAAGAACTTGANATTACGGACTTAGTTAAGTCACAAAAAAATGTTGAAGAAAAACAAGAAGAGTATTTTCAAAATTTATTTAGTCAGTTAACTAACTTAGAAAGTAAATTATCTGATATGGATACTATTGTTAATAAACTTAACAGTTTAGAAGCAAAAATTGAAAAATATAGAATTAAAACACCTGAAGAAAAAATACAATTAAGAACATTAGATTCTGGACCATATAATCAAAAACTTAGCGANTTTTTTGAAGACAAACAAGAAGATTTTGAAAAATCTGGGAANGACCAATATATTCTAACTCAAGACGAAGTTGAAAATTATCAACCAAGTGAAATCAAAAAAAGTTTTAGAAACTTTCAAAACAACGAACCAACTAACAAAAATTAATAATAAAACGACCTTAGGGTCGTTTTTAATTTAAATGGTAATTGACATAATGTGTTTTATTGACTATATTTTATTTGAAACAAATTAATAATATATACACATGTCAACAAAAAGCACATTAGATTCAGTTTTGGCTCAGTATGAGACCTCAAAACAAAGCGGTACATCTTCCACTTTTAAAATGTCACAAGATGAGAGAATGAAAAAATATTTCGCGGCTATCTTAAAAGATAATGAAAAACAAGGTCAGCGTAAATTAAGAATTTTACCAACAAACGATGGAAGTTCACCATTTAAAGAAGTTTGGTTTCATGAGATTTTATTAGATGGTAAATGGCAAAAATTTTATGACCCAGGAAAAAATGATAACGAACGTTCTCCTTTAACTGAAGTTTATGAAGAACTTATGTCAACTGGTAAAGAGTCTGATAAAGAATTAGCGAAACAATACAAAGCTCGCAAATTTTATATCGTTAAACTTATTGACCGTGATAATGAAGATGATGGAGTTAAATTTTGGAGATTTAAACACAATTATAAAAATGAAGGTGTTTTAGATAAAATTATTCCTATTTGGAGAGCAAAAGGTGATATTACTGACGCTGAAAATGGTAGAGATATTATCCTTGANTTAGCAAAAGCAAAAACTCCAAAAGGNGCNACATATACNNTTATTCAAACTATTATGCATGATGACCCAACTCCATTACATAAAAGTAAAGATATTTCTAGTGGTTGGATTACCGATGAATTAGGTTGGGACGATGTTTACTCTAAAAAACCTGTTGAATATCTTGAATCAATTGCGAGAGGTGAAACTCCACGTTGGGATTCTGACGCAGGGAAATACGCTTATAGTAATACAACAGAAAGTACTGTTTCCATGGGTGGAAAATCTTTAACAACAAACAAAGACCCACAATCTGATTCAGAACCAGATTCAGAAATGCCGTTTTAATTAAGTAAGCGTGGATTAAATTAATTATATTCCACGCTTTTTTTTATGTAAATTTTTAATTTTAATTATGAAAACAGAACAAAAAATATCACAAATGATGTATGAATCACTTGTAAAAAAATATGAAGCTCAAATTAGTGAGGCTGAAACAACATTACTTATTTATTTTACAAATCCGGTTGGTATTGGTGAACACCCACAACATTTAGAAGAAATGGATAAATTTGTTGAAAAATTAGCAAACGCTAAAGACAAACTTGAAGCAATTAACCATTTTAATAAATATATTTAACCATGGCAATTAAGAAAAAAGACAATTCTCTTTCAAATATAAAAGAGAAATTTTCAACAAAAACAAAATACAAACCTGAAAGTTTTTATAATTGTGGTGACGCATTTATGGATGCNTGTGGTTTACCTGGACCTGTAATGGGGGGNATTAATATGTTTTTAGGACATTCAAATTCTTCAAAAACAACCGCGATGATATTAGCCGCGGCAGACGCTCAAAAAAAAGGTCACTTACCGGTGTTTATCATAACAGAAAAAAAATGGAGTTTTGAACATAGTGTTGAATTGGGATTACAAGCGGAACAAAATGAAAATGGTGAGTGGGACGGACAATTTATTTTTAATGATTCGTTTGATTATATAGAACAATTAACTGATTATATAAATGAGTTGTTGGACGCTCAAGAAAAAGGTGAAATACTTTATAATTTAGCATTTTTTATTGATTCGATAGGTTCTATACCTTGTAAACAAACTTTTGATGGCGGAGGCGGCACCATGCACGACGCTAGAGTATTAGCTGATAAAATAGGCAGAGGGATTCATTCAAGAATATCAAAATCAAAAAAAGAAGATTATCCATATATAAACACTATGTCGGTAATTGTACAACCTTGGGTTCAACTCCCCGATTCACCTTTCGGCCAAGCAACAATACAACCTAAAGGAGGTCAGGCGTTATTTTTATCCTCATCTTTAGTATTTTTATTTGGTAATCAAAAAAGTTCTGGTGTAAATCATATTACCGCAACTAAAAATGGAAGAACCATATCTTATGCTGTTAGAACAAAAGTTTCTATATTAAAAAATCACGTAACAGGAATTGCATTCAAGGATGGTAAAATAATTGCGGTTCCTCAAGGATATATCGCGGATACAAAAGAGGCTTTAGATAAATATAAAAAACAATATTCTAGTTATTGGAACGCTATTTTAAGCGGTACTGGGGAAATTATATTAGATGAAACTAGTGAAGAAAATTCTGACGAATAAAAAAAGTTATAATAATTCTACTTTTTTATAATTTGTAGATATTTATTAGTATGGGAAGAAAGAAAAAAAAAGAAATTGAAAAAAAAGTTAAAATTGGTGTTTCGGTTGACCCTGAACTACCACAATATTTTAAAAATAAATCTATAAACTTATCTTCTCTTGTTAATAAATTATTAATAGAATATATTAAAAATGGAAACTAAAGTTTGTACTAAATGTAAGGAAGAAAAAAATGTTTGTAATTTTTATTATAGACAAGATTGGGAAAAATATATTAGTATTTGTAAATTGTGTGACAGTAAAGTTAGAAAAGAACGATACTTATTAAATCAAGACACAAAAAAAAACTATTCTAAAAAGTATTATTATTTAAATAGGGAAACTAAACTACAATATGGTAAAAATTATTATTCGCAAAATAAAGACGATAAAAAAAAATATGATGAAAAATATCGAGTATTTTATAAAAATATTCGTTCTGAAAATAATAAGAATAATAGAGATTCTATTAACGAAAAAGATAGATATAGAAGAGCTAATGACCCGATGTATAATATTGCCCGTTCGGTAAGAAGTCGGTTAAGAAGATTTCTTAAATCCAAAAATGTCACCAAAAAAAACAAAACTTTTGATATTGTAGGTTGTACCCCCCAATTTCTAAAAGAATATTTAGAAACCCAATTTACTAATGGTATGAGTTGG